TTCTTGGAAATTAAGAGCGTTCTGAGCTTCCTGAGCCTGAAGTTGTGCGGCATTCTCTGAGGCATTAGCTACTCCCTGCTGGCCTTCATACCCAAGGACGCCGGAAGTCACGCTTCCGGCCAACGCGGTCCCAGCGATGATGCCGCCAGTTACGCTCACCTAAGCCTTCCCCCCGGCGAGATTCTTCTGAAAGGTCTTATCCGTCCATTCCCAGCCGAGTTTGGTCAGGAATTCGGTATGATCTTCGTGAACTTTGCAGCTTGTAACCATTTGGGTCACTTTGCGGCGACGGCATTCCTGTTCTAATGCCACGAACATCAACAATCCGGTGCCTGTACGGTATTCGGGGAGAACGAAATACATATCCGTCATGGCCCAAAGGCCCGAACCGAAATAGTGGGGATGAGGAAACAAAAACGCCACGAAGTAACCTACAATCCTTCCTTCAACCCTAGCCGTCAGGAGTAAGAGAGCATCAATCTTCTCAAGATTCGCGTAGCGTTCCCGGTCGCACTTCAGAGGAATGGACGCTTGGTATCTCGCGAGTTCTTTCCAGTGTTCGGGGAAAATTGTTTCCATCTCTTCGACACATCTTGACCAAGGCTCTATCTGAAGAGTCGCCGCACCGACGGGATCGACTTTTTGGCCAGTTAGGGCTTCTACTTGGAGAAGCGCATCAAGAGTTTCAAGTGAATCGAGTCCCAAGACTTCGGGAGCTAGAATTCCGTGAGAGCCAGTCTTTTCCATTGATTCAATCCGGTTGCGATATATAAAAAAGTCCCGTCAGTCGCCATCTGCCCATAATTTCCAGGAGAAGAGGAAGTTGCCGGAACAGTGCTTGTTGCGGGAGCACTCGCCGCCGCAGCGAGAGAATTCAATCCTTGTAACCATTGCCAGGTTACCGTACCGTCAGAAGCTAGCAGCTTAGTTCGATTGAGTCCTGCAAATGTCTGAGATACGCTCATGCAACCTGCGCCAGACGCTTGCTAAGCCTCTGCTGCTGGCCTTTGAAATCAGCACCGGGAGCGTCAAGGAAAGCGTCCACGATCTTCCACATGATCGGGTCTGTCATGCTGATTTCAGGCACCCAGCTTCTAGCACGGCCTAAGCGTCTCATCTCTACTAACTTCTGAAACTGCCCCATTTGCCCACAATCAATAGCTACAGGATCGCTCCACGTATGACCCCCATCCCTGGAATCTCGAAAGTAAACTTGCGGATCGCGAGGATTGCCCTCGGTATCGGTTAAGGGTGGTTCAGGGCCTAATCCCGTCTCAATGTAGATTCTGAATCGGTCAAGGAACATGAAGTCGAGTTCAGCTAATACCGGAGGGCCACGCCTCACTCTTTGAATCAGATTCCCATTGTCGGTCAGGTTGCTGATTGACATGATGTAGATATTCCCGCTTTGCCGATCTCCCACAAGATGCTCATTAAAGGCGTATACATGGCATCGGCTGAGATGGGCATTGGTTTGCCCCACCCCATACCTGACTTCGTGCCAGAGGCCCGTAGCAACGTCATAGCGCCATGATTTATTCGCAGTCGGGAAGTACCAGTGTGCGAAAGAATGTCCTTGATCCTGAAACGAGTACCCAATGGCATCCGTAATCGTCGAATAGCTTTGCCACTCGTGCTCAATGGCATGAGTACTAATCCTTGCTGGGAGATACCCATTCGCACGCCACGCGATTCCTGAGCCTCTATCGTCTGCTCCAATCCACATCACACTGTTGTCAAGCTTGATGGGACTTTCCGGAGCTGCTAGCCCTTGCTCGATAAACCCACCCGGAGTCGGCAGGTAAGGGAAGATCGGCGCTCCGGCATCGAAGTAAGGAATGGTTTGCTTCGGTCCCCACACCCAAGCTTCGCGATGGTCTACCAGAATCGAGACAATCTGATCGGCGAAGACAGAGACGATGGCGAAGTTTAGAGGACTCCAGCCAGCCGCGGATCCGTTCAGGAGAGATGACACCTGCAATGTCTGGGAATTAGCGATCTGCGCGATAAAAAATCCATCACTGAAGTCAATCTTCGCCACAGGGCCGATCATCACGCTACCACTGGTGGTATCAATCTCAGTCAGAACATTGGTCGTAAGATTCAGCAGCCATAATGTCCCGGAACTGCACACCATCAACTGATTCGCGTTGTTTGCTGTGAGTGAAGCTGAACCGTTAGCCGCTCCCAGGGTTCCTCTATTGATTGGAGCACTCGCGGGATTAGCGAATACCTCCCAAAGGAACTGCTGGTAAAGATTCTGCGCTACGAAAAATGTTCTCCCGGCAAAGGTGAAGCCTTTTACAACCGAGACCATCCCCGGAAGATTCGTCAAAAGCTTCAAGCCGGGACTGTAATATAGTGCCATCGCAGAGGCACCCATGCCGGATTCAATAGCTTCAGGGTACATGTTGATAGAAATTTCGCAATCAGCGTTCGGTGACTCTGACGTGTAAAATCCGGAACAAAATGCAATACGTCCCATGCTAGAATGCACCCACCATGGATAGACGCGGATTCCTCAAGATGTTCGGCGGCGCTACTGGATCTCTGGTTGTAGCGACTACGATGGCCGAAGCTGGCATGTGGGCTGAATTCATGTCTTGGCTAAAACGTGCTCCAGCGTGGTCTTTTCCGTCCGAAATTGTAGTACCCACAGGCAACACGTTCCTGCCTGTTGAGTGGGTCACACAGGAAACTCTTCGTATCTTGAAATTTGACAGTGAGTTCAACAAAGAGGTTCCAATAGGAACGATCATCAAGTGTAAGACGCTAGTCAGAACTGCCTCCCCCGCACAGTCGGAAGATCGGTTAGCCAGTTATAAGCAACCGCATCTTTCGACAATAAATCAGGGTCTAGTTGTAGTGTAAGCATTGGAGTATTGAATCCCTTGATCCTAGCCTTCGACTCTGCCGCCAAAGCTTGGACTTGTGGAGTGATCTGAGCATTGTCCAGCCTCATCGCCAGGTTGAAGCGAATGAACTCTAAGTATCCCGGAGGGAACATTAGAGGGGTGCTCAGGTTCGGGAAAAGTGTTAAGGCTGTCCATGTGTAAAGCACTGTCTGGACTGTCGAACCGTTCGGATAGGGCCAGTAATTCAGCGTATAGAGCGGATAGCCAAGGTCGTTCCAGCACTTTTCCGGCAGAGGTGACCCGATGTTTTTAACCGGGAGACTCGCCCATCCCGCCTCATCGAGCATGTCCAGTCCAATCTCGGACGGCTGCTGTGGGTTGCCTAACCAGAGAATCGTTACTAACTCGATTCGCGGCGGGCGGGGGATGTTGATATACCCTCCCGGCCCTACGGTGTACGCTTGCTGGCCGGGAACGAGATTGAATGGCCCTTGCCTCTGAATCGTGAAAATCATCAATCTCTCGGCGTTACAGGCATCGAGAAACTGATTCAGAATCGCCAGATAGTCGGACGATTCCTCAGAGGTCGGATTCCTTCCTGAACTGAGGATGTTGACCGCACGCATGGCCCCCTTGATGATGTCGAGGCCAGACGCACTCATCCCCGGTGTCGGGGTGACAATGGGAGGTAGGGGCAATTAAGCCTCTTTTACTTCTGATTTAGGACGGCCCCGATGAGGAAGTTCGGCAATGGCCGGAGCAGTCGTGGGTTGATTGGCTGCCAGTTTCGCCAATTCCCTCTGCATGGTTTCCATCTGTTCGGCTTGGGCCTTCATGGTCTGCTGTTGCTGAAGAACGATGAGAGCCAAGTCAGCCGCCGGAGCGACGACATTTTCTTTCTTCTCAGGCTTGGGCGGAAAGGGTGTAGTCTTCCATCTTTCCGATTCCATTTGCCGCTGCTGTTCGGGGCTTGCAGCTTCTGAAGCACCTAAAGTCTCATGGAACATGGCTCGGGGATAAGGTGATGGCGCGGACTGGGGAAGTTCCACGTACTTGCGCGTGGCTTCATCATAACGGTGGGGACCGCGTGCGATGACATCTGCTGGTTTCTGAACTCCATTCAACATCGGTGGCTGCATAATTCCTCCAAGAAAAAGCGGGCTGACATCCGAGGGACATCAGCCCTTAGGGTTACCAACCTAGTAAACGTAGCCAAAACAACCGACGTTTGCTGTGAAGGTTGTAGGGACCGTGATATTCGCCGGAGGGCTTCCAGCGGTTCCCGTCTGCGATGCGGTCAAAACTTCGACCCAAGTAGCAGTCGGAATTGTCTGGAAGGTGTCAGTCGTTCCATTCGTCTGATAGACGAGGAAATACTGGCCCGCAGGAAGGACGGTCGGTTGCAGCCATGCTCGTTGCTGGAAAGCAGAAGCGCCAGCGGTCAGCGCGGATGCGCTCGATGCAATTAGGGTTCCTGAGTAGTCGTAGAGGAAGATGTAATTCGAGTCTGTCCCTACTGTAGCTCCATTCAGAACTGCTCCGCCAATCGAGATCATCAACTTCCCGACTGTCACATCGGCGATAAACAATCCGCCAGCTGTATCAGTGGTTGAATGCCCTAAGGCAGTCAGACTGGTCTGAATTCCGGGAGCGGTTAAGTATCGGAAGCGTCCTTGTGAGGAAGGAAATCCCGGAGGACCGAACTGAGGAAAGTACTGCGGAGCGCCGTAATAAGCGTTCGCTCCATTTCCGTGATTCGCCACCTTGGTTCCAAACTGCCCTCTCTGGACAGACGCGACTAGCGTAGTCGTATTGACCGATTCCACCGTCATAAGTTCGGAATCGACCAGGATCAGTGTTTGAATCCCGCCGCTAGCCGTAGGAGCCGCTATCCCGGTTACTGAGGCCAATGTCACGTTATTTTGTGCATTCGGTCCAGAGTTCAGGAGCGCGGTTAACGTTGTTGCTGTGATGTTAGTCGACATTTAGAAGTCTCCTTTAGAAGCCTAGCTTCGCGCCTCGGCTTGTCTCGGTGCTCGCGCTGATATTCCAGTACCGCTTTGGAGCGGCAAGGCTTGCAGTAGCGAAGACCATTTGATCTTGTCGAGTACGGACCACCGCACTTGGGGCAAGCGGTCTTTCGAGCATTCTGAGCGCCCATGCTGTTCGAGGTAGGAGCCAGCGTGTTTTCTCTCGCGGTGCATACCCGGAGATGTTCGACATTGCAACACGCCTTTACCCCGCACAAATGGTCGATCTGCAACTCGTCTGGGATTGGCCCTTTCTGGGTTATCCACATTAAGCGGTGAAGCAGGGTGCCCTTGCG